CTTCTTTTGTATTTGCAAAAGGTTCAGTTATTGACGGACAGACAATCGGTGTTCTTGATTCAAACGGAGCATTGGTTGATGGTGAATACGCAGTCGGCACAACCGCTTCTGCTTCACCTACTATTGTCTTTACACCTTCGGCAGAAGCCGAAACACCTGCAAGTGCATTTGTTACAAGTGGCTTGAAAGATTCATTCGGAGTTGGTGCAACACCGCTGATTGATACAAGCCTTTAATTGAAACGGCAAGTTTGCAAAAAATCCCTAGTTGGTTTATAATGCCGATTAGGGATTTTTTTAAGGAGAAATAATTATGACAGAACTTGAAAAGGTACAAACAAAAAAAGTTACTTTGTTTATTCATGGAAAAGAACGAGAAATCAAGTTTGGTTTTTCGGCTTGGGCAAAGCTTGAAGAAGAATATGACGGTATAAAAAACCTAGAAAAAATGCAAGAACAGGTTGAAAAGCGACCTTTCAAATATATTCCACATCTGCTTTATATTGGACTTGTGGACAAAGAAGGAGTTACAGAAGAAAACATTCTTGATGATTATGGATTAAATGATATACAGAAAATTACAAATGTTTTCTTTGAAGCAATTAATGGCTCTTTGCCACAGGAAGAAAATTCAAAAACGGAAGTGGAAGCACAATAAACGAATTTCCATACTCTTACTTAATGACAGAATATCTGTTGTTAGGTAAGAGTGAAGAAGAGTTCTGGGAATCCACTCCAAGAAAAGTTTTGGCTTTAATTGACCAGAAAAACATTATAGAAAAAACGAAATGTAAAAACTTAGCAATCTATACAGCTTGTTATGTCTGGGGAAAAGACCCTGACGAAAACGAAGTTGAAAATAATAAAATAATGCCCGGCCGCGATATTCCTATTAGTGACGGAGCATTAAAAGGTTTGATGTTGTGAGGTATTGAACTATGACAGATTATAATATAAAAGCGGAAATAACCGCAGATTCAAGCGGTTTTGAAAGCGGAATAAAGAAAGCCGAAAAAGCGGGAAAAAGTCTGTCTAAAACACTCGCAACAGTTGGACTTGCTTTAAACGGATTAACAGCAACATTTAAACTAATCTCTGGTGCTGTAAGTACTGTAACAAAAGGCATGAAAGAATGTACTGATGCTTTTAAAGTACAATTAAATGCAGAAAAGGCATTAGATACAGCAGTAAAAAACAGCCCGTTAATGAATGGTAAAAGTGCAGAAAATCTCAAAAAGTTTGCAAGTGATATGCAAAAAATTACTAATTATGGAGACGAGCAATTATTACCATTAATTACACAATTAACAACAGCTGGAAGAACAGAACAAGAAGCAATGCAGATTGTAAAAACTGCTACTGATATTGCAGCAGGCGGAACAATGAGCCTTGATTCTGCTATTACACAGTTGAATGCAACTATGAATGGAAATATCGGAAGATTGGGTGTTCAAAACAAAGAACTCAAAGACCTTTCAAAGTCACAACTCGAAGCAGGAAAAGCGGTTGAAATACTTGGTGAAAAATACAAGGGTATGGCACAAAGTTCTATCGACCCGTCAAAACAACTTAATAATTTAATGGGCGATTTGAAAGAAACTATCGGCTCAAAGTTATACCCAACAATTCAGACATTTACAATTGATTCTGTTAAGGGAGTGCAGAAAATCATTGAAAAAGTAAATGCCCTTAATTTTGATAAAATCGGTGCTACCGCACGTGTAGTGTTTAATGATATAAAAATCTTTTTGACAGAAGCAACAGACAAACTTTCTACAATAAGCGGTTCTGTAAAAACTATTTTTTCGGGATTTGTTTCAAGTTCAGAGTTTAAGAAAGTAGCAGAATCCGTCAATTTAATTGTTGATGGGTTTGTATTCTTGTACAACGAAGTATCAACTATTTTTGCAGAGATTAGAAAAAAGGTCGCAGACTTTGCTCTTAATGTTTGGGAGCATTTGAAAGATGTGTTTATAGCAAGTGACGAAGCACTTGCAGATAGTGGAACTAATGTTGCTTCGTGGGCGGATTTTTTTTGGGAGCAGTTTAACAACGTTTTCAGAACAGTCCAAGATGTAGTTAATTCTGTATCTGCTATTTTGCACGGTGATTGGACAGTTGCGTGGGAATATACAAAACTTACAGTAGCAAGGGTGGCAGATTCTATCCTTGATTTCCTCTCAACAATAGTAAACGCTTTTCCACAAATGATAGATAAAATTACGGGATTCTTGAATCGACTCATCGAAAAGATAAACGTTGTACGAGAGTTTTTCGGACAAGACCAAATCGGGCTTATTGAACCGTTACGCAAAGTTGATTTCAGTAAGTCATCGGGCTTGGAAAAGTTTATAAGCAACACAGAAGAAAAAATACAAGAACTCACAGGAAAAGTTGCAGACAAAGGTGTGAAAGATATTGATAGTTTCACACGTGGAGCAGGAGAAAAACTTGGCGGATTTATAGACAGATTCAAGCAAAAGGTGGCAGAAGCAGAAGAAGAAAACAAACTTATAATACAAAATTATAATGCAGAAATTGAACAGGCAAACGAAGATTTAAACAATGATATTGAATCTTCAAACGAGAAAACATTTAGTTCTATTCTCGCTACAACTATGGAATATTCGGAGAAAATCAAAAAAGTTTTCAAAGGTATTGTAAGCGTTGTTCAAACCGTTGTTTCTGCTATTAAATCGGCAATCAACGGAGCAATAAACATATTCACTAAATTATTCAAGTTCGACCCCGACGAAGCATTGAACAATCTTCTCGCTTTTGAAGATTCTGTATTAACATTTTTCGTGGAAACATTACCGAGATTGCCTGCGTTTTTTGAATCTGCTATGTCATCGGTAGCAACACTTATTGACACCTTGCTAGAAACAGTAGATTGGGCAGGAGTGGAAAAAATTATCAATGACATTGTAGAAACTTTTAATAAATACGTACCCCGAATATTGAATGGAATTATCGGCATATTTGAAAAACTTGTAGAGCCTGTTTCAAACGCAATCCTTATTATGATGAACACAATTGTTGATTCGGGAGTGTTTGAAACAATTTCCAACTTCTTGACAGAAACAATTTTCGCAGGTTTACCAAGTTTCTTGAAATCACTTATTATCGGAGTGGTGAAGTCACTTAAATCTTTAATCAACGTTGTTGTGGATTTGCTCCCTTCATTGATAAACGCTATTTTGGAAGTGCTAGATACTTTAATCGGTGAAGTTCTTCCCGAATTATTACCGACATTATTAGACGCTATTCTCGAAATAATCAAGGCTCTTGTAAGAGCAATTCCAAAGTTGAGCGGACAAATAATTAAATTAGTGTCGGCAATTATAAAAGCATTGCCACCTATTTTATCAAGACTTATCCCCGAAATAGTACAGGTTGTTATAGAGGTTTTACCGCAAATAATAACAGAGGTTGTCAAAGCGGTGGCAGACTTAATCAAAAATCTTACAACACAGGATTTGTTGAGCATAATATTTGCAGTTGGTGAAATGATTATAAAAATAGCAGAAGCGGTAATTACTTTTATTCCTAATACTATTGCAGAAATATTTAAGTCTATAAAAATAAGCGTCGAGAATATGTCTTGGGAAGGCATAAAAAACGCATTCAAAAACGGGTGGAAAGAAATAACAGACAATTTCAAGGAAACTTGGGAAAGTGCTATAAAATCAATTAGCAGTTCTTTTGAAAATGCGTTTAAGGTTATCAAAGATGTAATACAATGGATTTGGGATAAAATACAATCTATAATCGAAGGTGTTGGAAAAGTAACGAGCGGACTAAAAGACGCAGTAGAAAAAGCAGGCGGTGGAAAAGTTGCAAACTTTGTAGAAACTGCGGTTGAGAAAGTTGCAGATACCGCAAAGAAAACAGGAAGTGCAATTAAAAGTGGAGCAGAATGGGTTGGCGGAAAAATCAAAGGGCTTTTCGGATTTGCAAACGGAACAAGCAATGCCCCGAAAGGTTTAGCACTTGTTGGCGAAGCAGGACCAGAGCTTGTTAGATTTAATGGCGGAGAAAGAGTATTGAATAATATGAATACACAAAAGGCACTTGCAGGAATAAGCAAAGGAAGTTCAATCTTCAATGTTACATTCAACAATACACAGGACACAACAGCTTTCGCAATGATGAGTCAATTAAAACAATATCAAAGAAACCTTGCTTTCAATGGGGTTCTATAGGAGATAGAAAATGCAAAAATTAGTATTCAGAAACGCAAACGGAATAGAATTGGATTTGACTAGCGACCCGTTCGGAATTACGGAATGGGAAGGATTTTCGGCAGACGATTTGAACATACAAAGTCAGCAGGTGCCTTTTCAAGATGGCGATGTTTACCTTGACGCACTTCTCGGAGAAAGAACTTTGTCGGTGACTGTCGCTATGAATGACGGAAACTATTTGGAAAGACGCTATCAGTTAAGACGGGAAATGATTAGCAAGTTGAACCCGAAGTTAGGCGAAGGCGTTTTAATTTACACAAATGATTTTTTATCAAAGCAAATTCATTGTATTCCACAATTGCCAGTATTCCAGAACAAAAACTCAAATGATTCTGGAACACCAAAAGTTTCTTGCAGTTTTACTGCCTGCAACCCTTATTGGGAAGATTTGGAAGATACAAATATTTCGATAAACAACGGAATTATTGAAATCGAAAACAATGGTGATGTGCCTGCCGACTTTGAAATGAGTTTAATGTCTGACGCAGATTTTAGTGTTGAAAATAAAACAGAAAACAAAATTATAGAAGTTACAAATACAGAAAAAAGAATAATAAATATTTCAACAAAAGCAGGCGAAAAAAGTGCAAATAAAATTTCCTGCAATATTGTTGCCCAAAAATTAACAAGCCAAATCGGGAAAGTTGCCTATTCTCCTAAAATCGATACTTATTTATATTCTGGCTATATTTACAAAAATGGTTTTGAAACAGAGATAGAAGAATATGGAAAACCTTATTATGTAGGTGCTTTAGATTTGTTTTTTATGCTTAATGGAAGCACAATAAAAACAAGTCAGAATGCAGAAGATTGGACTACAGTTTACACAGGAGATAAAACACTTAACGCTTTATTTTATAGTTCAGACTTTTCAAAAGTTTGTGTTGTAGGAAATGAAGGGCTTGTTCTTTCAAGTTCTGATGGAGTTACCTTTTCTGCTTTGACAAGTGGGACAACAGAAAATCTTTATTGTATTTGTGATATGCCATTAAGTTATTGGGACAATAAAGGATTGTATTTCGGCGGTGCAAACGGGAAATTATTAAAAACAGAAGATGGCACAACAATCGAAAGTTCTGGAGTAGCATTTGAATTTGATATTTTGTCAATCGCAGTTGATACCGCAAGAAAAATTGGTTTAATGGGTGGTTCAGACGGAAATCTTTATGAATATACTAGTGGTTGGCAACAAATGACAGTTGATACTAGCTACGATATTATAGATTTATATTTTTATAACGGGTATTTCTACGGACTTACAGGACAGAATAACATCAAGAATGTAATCAAAGGTCTTAATACCTTTGAAGTTCTTGAACAATATGCAAAAAACATAAGTTTTTCAAAAGAATTAAATATGCTTTATTTTGGAAGTTTCGGGTACGATGGGCTTTGGTATCTTGAAAATAATGAATTCAATATTGTGGGGTTAGGTTATCCTTCTGCAAAAAGGATTAAATATATAAAAGAAAGAGATAAACTGCTTATTCTTAATAGTTATTCTATCGCTATTGCAAATAAGGATTTTTCAAATTATGAAATAGTATTTGAAACAGAAAATAATATCGCTTTCTTTGACGCAGTATGGAATGAAAATAAAGTAATTGCAATAGGAATCTATTTATATGAAAGCGAAGATTTGAGAACTTGGACAAAAATTGATACAGGTCAATATACAAATTTTTCAAGTGGAGCTTGGAGTAAAAGATATAATTGTTTTTATTTTTCAAATTATAATGGGTGCTATAAACTAACAAATAACACTTTTACTTCTATACTTCAAGCAAACGACCAAGGTTTAGTGTTGGCTTGGGCAGAAGATAAAAATATTTTAGTTATATTAACAACAAATTATGGTAGTAGTGCAAGAGTTTATTCAGAAGATGGTGGTGAAACTTTTCAACCTATTACTCTTGTTGGCGGTGATACTCATTTTCGGGAAGTTTATTATTCAGAAGAAAAAGGAATGTTTATCGCAGGTGGACACGATTCACCTTCGTTATATTCTTATGACGGAAAAACTTTTTTTGGTGGTAATTATGAATTAGGCGAACTTGGACAGGTAGAATGGTACAGTAAAATGCAATTATTCTTAATAATGAATTCGGGTTATCTATATCTTTCGCCAGACGGAATAAATGTAATAGAAACAAATTATTATCTTGGCGATTCATATGCAGGTTATTTTGAAATCGTAGACGATAAAATATATTGCCCTGTCAATGGGTTTTTAATTCTTGAATTTGAATTAGGGGAAAACATAATCTCGCAGTTATCAAAGAATTCTGATTTAGGAATGAAGCTTAAAAACGGAACAAACAAGATTATAGTTTCAAGTATAAGTTCTGTTGCAGGTTCTTTGAGTTTCCGTCAGAAATATATAGGAGTATAAAATGAGATACAATGAACAGTTGAACTTAAAACTTTATACATACTCAAACAATGCTTTTACTTTACAGGCAGTAATAGACGATTACCAAGAAATCAGTTTTTCGCATAACCTTTATGAAGCAGGCGATTTTACAATTACGATAAATTATAATATTCCAAACGCCTTGAAGTTTGAAAGGGGAATGTGGATTCAGTTCGGCAATGACCCTTATATGTTCGGGGAAATCCAGACAATTACAGACGCAATCGGAGAAGATGGAAAAGGAAGCCAGACAAGAACAATTACAGGAAAAGACGCAAGATATATTTTCAAAAGGCGAGTTATAAAGAACTTGAACAATGAAGAAAATTGGGCAATGACAGATAAAGGTGAAATCTGTTTAAGGGAACTTGTCAAAGCTCAATGTGGAAGTGGTGCAGAAGCAAAAAGGCAACTTCCTGTTTCAAACACAATTCCTTCTTCAAGTTCTGCACTTGGAAAAGAATATAGTGTCGCAGAAGCCTTTTCTAATTTGTATGACACACTTGTAACAATTGCCACACAGTCAGAAATCGGGTGGCGAATAAAGTTTGAAGGAACATTAACCCTTGAAGTTTATGAAGGTGCAGACCTTTCAAGTCAAGTTCAATTTTCAACAGATTATGATTCTTTGAGCAATGGGGAGTTTACCGACAGTTCGGAAAGTTACGCAAATACTGTTTATGTTGCAGGAAAAGGAACAGGAAGCGACAGAGATATTTACGAAGGGGAACAGGAAATAGAAGGTGGAAGTCCTTCGGGTTTAGACCGCTATGAAGCATACGATAATCAATCTTCAATGACTTCAGAATCTGAATACGAAGCTGAAGCACTTTCTATGCTTACACAATACGGACAGACAATTAATGTTTCGGGGCAGGGCTTGGCAAAATGCCCTTATATTTTCAAAGAACAGTATGACATAGGCGATTCAATAACTCTTGCATTTAGTGGCAAGTCTGCAAAAGTTCAAATCCTGTCTGTTACGGAAAATTGGACTTGGGGGCAGTATGGAATTTCATTCAGTTTTGGAAAACCGCAGAATGATTTATCAAGACAGTTGCAGTTGATGTTGAAACAGATACAAAAGGCAAGCAACAAAACAACTTCAACTTCTTCTGTAAAATATTACACAATACCGACAGACACACAAATGCCGAAATCAGATGTTATATATGACACAATCGGTTTTCAAGGTGATGTGGGAAGTGGTGGTGCAACATTTAAATTATATTATGACACAGAAAAGACAGGTGCGAAAACTTATCATATATGGTTTAAGCAGTTGGCAGGAAGTGGAAAACTTACATTGACAACAGGTGTTTCTGGTGCAAGCAATCTTGTGATGAATGCAGGAACTTATGTTGCCATCATTTATGTAGACCAAGATGGAAATGTATTGTCACAAGGTGCAACACCTACAAGCACAATTGCAATGGGAAATACCCAACCACCGACAAGCCAAGCAGTCTATGAAGCAATCCAACAAGGCGGCGGCACAGACATTAAAGTTTATGATAACTGTGCTGAAGCAGAAGCCGATTTACCAAACTTGGAAAATGGAGATTGGGTTTCAACCCCAGATGGAAATGGCGGTGTTGTAGACACGGTAGAAAGTGGAAATATGAACGCTGTCACCTCTAATGCAGTTGCAGACGCTTTGGGAAGTAAATCAAATCAAATAAAATATAAAGAAGTTACAACGGGCGGAATAACAATAGGAGCAGGAGGTTGGGCAGACATTACAAGTTATAAACCTAGTGGTATGAATAATTTCTTGTTTGCTTTATTGTGGAACTTCGCTACCGTTTCAAATGCAACTGCAATTCAAATAAGTGCAAACGGTCTTTATGTCACGGGTAATGCAGGTGCAAGTGTAAATTACTTGATAGTTAGATATTATTATACGGACTAATCTGTTGTAAATGTTAAATACACAAAGATAACATAAGTTTGCATAGTAAAAAAGGAGTGCTATATGGCAATATTTCAAGTACAGACAGTAAACGGACAGAAACAATTAACTCCTATGACAGGTGGTGTGCCAGACGGAAGTGTCGGCTCACTCATAATGAAGTATAAGAAAATACAGCCGAAGAATTGTCTTTATTGTGACGGTAGAGACACAACAGGAACCGATGAAGAACTTAGTACACATTACCCTGCATTGTATATGTATCTTGGAAGTAATGTACTTCCTGATTATCGTGAGTGTGTAATGGTAGGTGCGGAACAGAATACTACGGATGCGATTGCAACACACGATGTATTTACGCAAGGACAATTTAAGGACGATACACTAAAATCACACGGAGGACATTTGCCTCAAGATGGTTGGGGTGGAAGGGGTTCCTACTATATGGATACTTCAAAATGTATGGGAAACTTCTCAAGTGGTGCTTATGGTTGGCAAGTCGAGGCAGGAAATGAAATGAGACCTGTGAGAATTGAAGTAGGAAATTCAAGTGTAACTCGTACTAAACAGAAAGCAGTCTTTGTTTACATTGTAGCAGTAGACAGCGTAGTAGTATCAGACGACGAAAGTTTCTTAAGAGTAGTAGCAAATTACATTGACGAAAAGAACAGTTATTCAGAAACAGAAACTCTTACAGGTGGAAAGTGGATAGACGGAAGACCGATTTATAGAAGGGTGCTTACTGGTTCTTGGACTAGTGGACAATCAATAACTGTTCCTTTTTCAATGACAAATAATAATGTTAGAGAGTTTACAAATATAAACTTGTTTATAAAGGCTGGCTCTGGTGGGTCTTATATGTCTGGTTATTATCAAGCAAGTGATGATTATTTGAATTATTATTATAATAATAATAATTTTCGTATTAGAAGGGGAAGTTCCGCCCCTCCGTTAAATATAACTTATTATTTAACGATTGAATATACAAAGACAACATAAGTTTGCATAAAAATGACGAGACAGATTGCATATTATGGGAAGTTCGCCTGTGCGAATTTTGACACGAAATAAAAATAGGTATACACTTTATTTATGAAAGAATACATAACAAGAATGAAGGCAGAGAAAGAAGAACTTGAAAACCGAATTAACAAGGCGATTAAACTTCTTCAAAATCCACCATACGACATTGACGATTTCGGGCTTCACCTTCTGTCTAAGCAGATAGACGCAATGAAGGTCTACAAAGAAGTGCTTGAAGAAAGAATCAAGTACGAAGGGGGGAAAAATGAATGACGAAGTTTTAGGGGAGAAGGTGAAACAATTGGAAGCCGACATAAAAGAAATCAAAGACGATTTGAAAAGTATGCCCGATAAAATCGCAGAGAAAATCGGGGAAAGTGTAGACATAAAAATCAAACTTGCAATCACAGAAACAGAGAAAAAATATCAAGCAAAACTTATCGGGCTTTTAATCGCAATACTTGGCGAAGGGGTTGCCCTGCTGATTAAGTTTATAATGGGGTAAAGAATGAAAAATCCACAGACAGTTGCAGAAAAACTGTATCGGCAATTCCCGTCTTTGAAGCTTAAATCTATAAAAGATTATTCGTGTTGTGCTTTGGTTCTTATCTGGTGTTGCGGGTTGGAACTAGAAGATTACGAAGCAATAATCACAGTCGGGCAAATGATGGATCGTGGAGTTATTGCACAGGACTGTTCGGTTTATTGGTCGCAGGCTTGTGAATACTTGACAGGCAAAAAACTTACTGTTGATTTCAAAGATATTACGGACATAAAGGGAATAAAAAAACGCACACCTGTTCGCTTTGACTATCACGGCAAGTCGCATTGGGTCGGAGTAGAAAACGGCAGTATCGCTTTCAATTCTCTTGAACATTCAAACTGTGTAGAAAACGGAAGACCTGTTACGGCTCGAATTTTAAAGTTTTCAAAATAGGGGGTAAAATTATGGCAGAAGAAAAAAAAGGTGTAAGTGCAAAAGCCGTATCTTTAATCGGGAAGATTGTAGGCGGACTTATTATTCTTGTTGGGTTTATACTCAAAGCCTTTGGTGTTTGGGAAGTTGATGTAAACGATTTAATCAAAATAGGCTTTGCAGAAATGGCGGTGTTCGGAACTATAGACTTGAACATAGCACTTGATAAGTTTGTGAAGCGGGGTGAAGAATGAATGTCACTTTGACTCTGGTTCTTATAATTGCCGTTCTGATTGTCGTTTCTTATGCCGTAATAAGAAAAGCAATCGGACAGAAAAAAGAAATTGCACGGCTTGAAAAACTGATTACAGAATACAAAGAAAGCCTTTGCGAATATATGACGGAACTTGCATTGATCCGTAAAGACGGGGCAACAGTTCAAAAGGAAATTGAAAATGCAGAAACAGAAGAAGAAATCCTTGACATTCTTGGTAATATTATCGGTCGCAATAACAACAGGGTGTCAGACAACAAAACAAAAAAATGACCTTCCCCCGAAACCCGAACGACAGGAACTTGAAGCCCCGCAAACATTGAAAGACTGTGCAGAGATTATCAACTATTACGAATGCTTGGTTGAAGAATGGGAAGCGTGGGGTGATGTAGTAACGGACTTGTATTATCTTGAAAATTGACATATAATCATTATAACTTCTGTAGCGGGTCAAAAACCCGAATTAAACCGTCTTGCGTTGCAGGGCGGTTTTTTATTTAGGGGAAATTTTCCCTTATTTTCCGTTAATTTCCCTTGTTATTAAAATCTTCGCTATAACGCACCGAAAAAGGCTCGGTGGTATAATATCATTATTTTTGTAAACAAATGCGTTGTAGGGCTTTCTAGGGGCATTATAGAGCATATTTCAAGGGTTAAATAAAAAACCCCTTCGGGAGTATTGCACTCGGAAGAAAGCCGAAGGGGAAAGATTGCCTTTTTTACCATTCCTAAAGCTAGGGGGCATTAAGAAGGGTATGTTTTATATTACTGTATTTTTCCTTCCTTGTCAAAATTGGCACTTTACAAATTAAGGGTTATAATTTATTATAAAGATGTCGGGAATAGCGAACCCGATAAAAAAATTATACTGTCGTTAAGAAAACCTATTCATAGGGTTTAGAATATCTGCTTTTGACAGTAGGGCAGATTCAAGGCTCGCAACCTGCTAAACTCTGTGAATAGGTTTTTTTATCGGCAAAGGAGTTCAAAAATTGGAAAATGAAAAGCCTAGTTATTACGCAATAATTCCTGCCAATGTAAGATACGACAACAGGTTGAAGGCAAATGAAAAATTGATGTATGGGGAAATAGTTTGTTTGTCAAACAAGAACGGCTATTGTTTTGCTTCCAACAAATATTTTTCAGAGCTTTATGAAGTTTCCCCACAGGCAATAAGCGGGTGGGTAAAACATCTTGAAAAGTGCGGTTATATTTCTTGTGAATATCTGCACAACGGAACAGAAATAAAAGAAAGACGGATTTCAATTTTACCCGATACCAATTCAACAAAACTTGAAAAGGGTATAAATAAAACTTTAAAAGGGTATAAACAAAACTTTAAAGATAATAATATAAAATTTAATAATATAAAAAATAATAGTTCTTCTACACCAAAAATATATTATATGATTTGTTCTGATTGTGGCTGTGAGTATGAAATGGGGAATTGGGAATGTCCAAAGTGTCATTCTAAAAAATATTCTATCGGGGAAAAGAAAGCGAGTTGAAACATATTTTAGAAACATATAAAGACAATCAGCTTCCAGAACAGGTGAAAGAAAAACTTGAAAAGGCAGATAATTTCAAAAGCCTTTTACAAGTTCATTCACAGATTAAAAAAATCAATAAAGATTGGGAAATCGGAATTAAAATAAAAAAACAATAGGTGGTAAAAAAATGTATTATCGTTTTATCTGCACGGACAAAAATTGCGGGTGCGAAGAAGAAAAGAACATTCCTGTTTCTGATTACGACAGGGAAAAGGAAAAGCAGATTTGTTCTAATTGCGGGGCAAAAATGCAAAGGGTTATCGAATGGGAAGGCATTGCAACGGGTAGCGGTTTGGGGTGGTTTGGAAAATCGGACGGGAGTTCTGCAATATGACAAAAGAAGAACGAAAAATCTATAGGCGGGAATATTACCGCATTCACAAATACACGGAAAAAGAAAAAAGGCGGGAATATTACAAAACGCATAAGGAACAGGAAAAAGCTTATCGGGAAAGAAACCGAGAAAAATATATGGCTTACAACAAAAAGTATTATTCAGAAAATAAAGACTTATGGCAGGACTTCTATAGACCCAGAGCAATTGTCAAGGGTGCAAAAAAAGTGTTGACAGAATAATAAAAAGGTGTTAAGATTAAGATATATTAAATCTAGGGGGTACAAAAATGAAGGTACTTAATTCTATGAACTTACCACAGGCTTTTGTAAATGCGGTAAATCTCGAAAAACACAATGAGAAAGGTTGCTACTCGGCAACAACTCTCTTGAAGGGTTCAGCTTCTACAATTTTGACAGACAGACACTTTGACGAAATTGAAGTTGATGTAGCAGATTGCGTGTGGCAGATTTGGGGAACTGCCGTACACAAGATTTTTGAAGATTCTGGAATTGACGGCTTGAAAGAAGCAAGATTTGAAGTTCCTGTCAGTCATTCAAAAGTTACAGGTCGGGTGGATTTGTTTGACGAAAGAAACGGGGTTCTTTACGATTGGAAAACCGCAAGCACTTACAAATGCACTTTCAATGATTTTTCAGATTGGAAGAAGCAGGGTTTGATTTATGCTTGGCTTATGAAACAGAACGGACTTGAAGTAAAGGAATGCAGATTTATTGCACTTCTCAAAGACCATTCAAAAAGCAAGGCAAAGACCGATTCAAGTTATCCGCAAATGCCTGTTTACAATTATGAATTTGAAGTTACAGAAACAGACCTTGCCGAAATTGAAAACTTCATAAAAACACGGATCGCAGAACTTGAAAAGGCAGAACTTATCCCAGACGAAGAACTTGCACCTTGTAGCGAAGAAGAAAGGTGGCAAAGTCCTGCGAAGTTCGCCGTAATGAAAGAAGGTCGTAAAACCGCAATCAAACTTTTTGACAGTAAGGAAGAAGCCGAAAGCAATATGAAAGCACTTGGCGGAACTTACATTGAAGAACGAAAAGCAGAAGCCCGCAGATGTTCAGAATATTGCAATTGCAACATTTTCTGCCCGTTCTATAAAAAAATGGTTGAAGGAAAATAAAACTATGGCGGGGGAAACCCCGCTTAAACAAGGGGGTAAACAAAATGAAAGTAAGGGCAGATTTTAATTTCAGTTATGAAGCAATGGAAATCAAGGTGTGCAAGGGTTATGTAATCGGGGAATTTACACCGACAGAAGAAGGGGGCGATTTCAAGCCCGAATCGGTTATCTTGCAGAAGCTGATTGCAAAAGCACCAGACTTCAAAAAGGTGGAAGAACTTGCGATTGCAAATTGCCGTGTTCTTTATGACGAAGAAGAAACAGTCATAAACGTTGGAAGCCTTGCAGATTATCACGATTAAGGGGGCAAACTATGAAGCAGACGGAACAGGAAAAAAGAAATGCCGTTTATGACATAATGCGTGTTGATGAAGAATTACGCAAAAAGGCAGAAGCTTTTGCAAGTGGTGGCAAAACAAAAACAGAAAGAAACATTCGGGCGGGGTGGTATATCGGCAGACACAGACAGGGGGCAGAAAATGAAATTGAAAGAACTTGAAAAGGAAGTGCGGGGTTTTCTGATTTCAAACCCACAGACCAGAGCAAGTGACGATTTGCTCTATGCTATGCTCATTGAAGGCAGATTGCAGAGAATGGGGAAATCTTTGCATAGAATATCAGCGCACGATTATCTTCTGCACTACAGGAAATACGGCTTGCCGACAATCGAAAGTGTTGGAAGATGTAGAAGAAAGATACAGGAAAAAGACGAAAGTTTGAAGCCTGTTGAATCCGTAGAACTGCACAGAAAAGAAATGCAGAACAGTTTTGTTAAATATGCGGTTGGATCGTTGGGCTTGACATTTTAGGTGTTGACAATTATGTAAAAAAGTGTTAAGATGTATATATCAAAAGCAATAGGGGGCTTTATATGAACGAAGAAACAAAAATGAAACCTTATGTTTTTCACCACCAACCGATAAACAAAAGTCTGGAAGTGAAAGACGAAAATAAAAAAACATTGTTCACGATTTGTAGGGGCAAGTCATTTTTTCTTGATGTGGTTTTTGCAGACGGAACAATAAAAGAAGGTTTGACGGTAGAAGATATATTAAATCTTATACCAGACGCAACGATAACTAGTATAAAATGTTTTGCGTCATTCATTTATCTGTTTGCAAGGAGTATGTGATGAAAAAGACCATTAGGCAGATAGGGGAAAACAAATACAGGTATGAAAGAAAGCTTGAACTTTACGAAGCAATTTTAATCGGCATTGTGCTGATTGTTTTAATAACTTTAATTCTGTTGTAGGGGGTAAAAAATGACAGATATTAACAGCGTGTTTGTAATAGGTCGTATTACACAGGAAATCGGGGAAAATGACTTCGGTTATGTTTCCACAGGAACGGCAAAATTGACTTTGCATATTGCAAACAATGAAAGCAGAAAGAAGGGCGAAGAATGGGTTGACGAAACTTCTTTTTTTGACATTACAGTTTGGGGCAAGCCTGCCGAAAACTTGAAGCAGAAAATCCGCAAGGGTTTGTTGGTTGGGGTTTCGGGTCGCTTGAAACAGGACCGTTGGGAAAAGGACGGGCAGAAAAAAAGCCGTATTTACATCAACGCTGATTCTGTTCAGATTCTGGAAAAGGTTGAAAAGCCTGTTGAAAAGGCGGGGAATGATTCAGATTTCAAAGAAGATTTCCCGTGGAACTAGGGGGTAGAAAATGGCAAACACTTTGAAAAACGGGCAGAAAGACGGGGCAAGATTTTCCGTGTATCTGCGTTCTAATCAGTTGGAATGGCTTGACAGGGAAGCCGAAAAAATGGGTGTTTCTAGGTCAAAGTTCATTGAAATTAAAACCTTCCCGAAAGAACTTCAAATATTGAAAGACAGGAAAGGTGCAAAGAAGGGGGCAAGATAATGACAGTATTTGAAAAATTAAATGAAGCCCGCCTGCGATTTCAAAATGCGGGCATACAAAAAAGCGGGCAGAATAAGTTTGCGGGTTATTCATATTACGAATTGTCGGACATTCTGCCCGAAATAAACAAACTTGCAAACGAATTGAAATTCTGTTGCGTGGTAAACTTTACACCAGAACTTGCAACACTTGACTTCTGCGATTTGGAAGGTGACGGAAGAATTCAGTTTACAAGCCCTATGTCAACGGCAAGCCTTAAAGGGTGCCACGAAGTGCAGAACTTGGGGGCGGTTGAAACTTATATCAAAAGATATTTGTATCAGAACTGTTTTGAGATTGTGGAAAATGACGAACTTGACGGAACAATGAATCCTTCTGCTGATACAGAAGTTGAAAACCTTATAAAACAGGTTCAAGCAAAAATGAACACAATGAGTGACGAACAGTTGGATTTCACAAACAAGGCGATTGCGGGGCGAGATGTTCAGAAGCTCAAAGCAATTTTATCTAAAATGGGAAAGTAGCCCGTATGGGTGAAAAAATAAAATGCAAGACGAAAGTTTTGCAGGATTAAAACAACGGACAAGCCCTAGCCCGTGGCGGAAAATGTGAAAGCAGAAGTTAGACCCAAAACTCACCCGACTTCTGTGTTCCAGACGATTTTCAAACGGGCTTTATTCTAGGGGAAAAACAAAATGGAAAGAATAGCACTTTTTAATGACAGTTTTCAAAATTGGAAAACTCACGATATACCACACGCACAACTTATTTTAACAGATATTCCGTATCAATTAGGAAATCAGATGTATGGTTCAAACCCTGTATGGTATAAAGGCGGGGACAACGCAAACGGAGAAAGCGAACTTGCAGGAAAGCAGGCTTTTGATACAGATACAAAGGCGGGTTTCCGTATTTCTGAATTCTTCCACTTCTGCTCTAAACTTGTAAAAAAAGAACCGAAAGAAAAAGGTGAAGCAGGGTGTATGATTTTATTCTGTGCATACGAACAACAGGAAGAACTTATACACTATGCGAAAGAATACGGCTTTATGAAACATCAGATTTTTATATTTTATAAAAACTATTCTGCACAGGTTTTGAAGGCAAATATGCGGGCGGTTGGAAACTATGAAATTGCCATTCTTTTCTATCGTGATAAACTGCCGAAATTCAGAAATAACGGAAAAATGATTTTCACTTGTCGTGAATGGATTGAAGATAGAAATACACCGAAAATCCACCCGACACAAAAGCCCGTGCCTTTGCTTGAAGAACTTATCAGCTTATACACCGATATTGATGATGTAGTTATTGATTGTTGTGCAGGCTCTGGAACAACGCTTCTTGCTTCTGCAAACTTGGGAAGAAGGGCATACGGCTTTGAATTAAAGAAAGAATATGTAAAAGGGTTTTATGATAGGTTATTCCCGCTTATCAATGAAGATATGTTTATACAGGCAGAAAGGGAAGAAAAGAAAGCAATACAACAATCATTATGGGGCAATAAATGAAAATAGTATGTTATGCACAGCCGACAGAAAACGGCTTACTTCTTCACTATCCTAGTAAAGAAATCAAACAACAGATTCTGCACCTGTGGGAAGGAGCAAAAGAAAATTATAACGGCTATTTGAAAGTCGATTTACAAAAGCCGTATAAATCTAGAACTACAGGCGAAGGATCGCAGAACAATTTGTTTTATCTGTTGGTAACGGAAATATGCAAAGAAACGGGAAACGACATTGAAGATGTAAAAGACGCTTTGAAAGAAAAAGCAATCAAGCGTGGGTATCCTTATAAAATAAATAGGTTAACGGGCAGGCTTCGTCCTGCTTCTACAACAAAAGTCAATACTGTTGAAATGGGGTATCTGATAGACGAAGCAAAACAGGAGTTGGCAGAACTAGGAATAAACCCAGATAATTTTTAATTTTTTTTCTAAAAAAGTGTTGACAAGAATGTAAATAGGTGTTAAGATATAATCATAACAAAGCAATAGGGGGCTTTAATATGACAACAATTTATTACACAGTAACAGAAAGTGGAAAGGTGAGAGCGTTAAAAAAGGTAAATGAGTATGAAGCTTATGAACCTTTGACAGTATGTGGAAAGATGTTGGAAAGAAAAACACTTGTTGGGCTTTCTAATCTTTTGAGCAAACATATAAAAGGAGCTTTCTGTTTTAAGGAAGTATAAAAAACAGGGCGGGGAAACCCGCCTTTTTATAGGGGGCTTTAATATGAATAAAGAGCTTATAATTTTTTTCTGCGAAACAACAAAGCAGGGGCAACAGGGAAAGACAGTAATTTCCAATCCTAGCGAAAGCGACAAGCAGTATGCAGAGCGACAATTCAAGATGTGGTCTAACTGCTATCTTGTAAAGATTAGGGAAACAGACGAAAACGGAATGTTTTCTGATACTGTTTTATTCAAGCGAAATATTGAAATCTAAAATCAAGCGGGGGCGAAAGCCCTGCACCATAGGGGGCTATTTATGACAAAAGAAGAAGCTTATCTTGAAGAAAAGCATTTACAGGACGGGGAAGAATGATTGACAGATGTTTAGTCGGGATCGTGCTAGGGGTTTTACTTCTGGCACTTTCTTTTGTTATGGTCAATTCTGTAAGAATCGCAGAATTAGAAAAACAGGTTTCTGCCTTGAAGGTGGAAATTGAAGAAGCAGAAAAGCAGAGCCGATTGGCAAGGCAAGATGTTGACTTTATAATAAAGCTTACAACAGACCAATTAGCAAAGGGGGAAAAAGAATGACAGAAGAAGAAATGAAATCCAAAATTACAAAAGCCCATACAGACGGATACAACAGGGGTTATGCAAAGGCAGAAGAAAAGATAAAACAAAGACCAGATATAGAAGACGAGTTTTTTAGAGAACTGTTTAATTTTATAGATTGGTTAGCCCCCGATAGAGCAAAAAATGTTTTATTTACACAACTGCTTATCTGTATTCAAGACAAGTTTTATTCAATGCAGAAAGAAAACGCAGAACTTGAACAACAGATAGAGAAAATGAAGAATGGTGATAACTGTAAATATGGGTGTATAGCCTGTGGTAATTATATCTGTGAATTAGGACTAGATTGTAACGCTATACCTTTTCATTGTGATAAATGGGAGTTGAAAAATGACTAAAGACGAATTGAAAAAGGAAGCAGAAGAATGGATTATTAATAATTCAAAGGATTTTATAACAAATCCTAACTACTCACCATTTGATTATGCAGAAGCGACTTATCTTGCAAGTGCCGAGCCAAGAGAAAAGCGAATTGCAGAACTTGAAAAGGAAAACGCAGAACTGAAAAGAATACTCAATATAAGAAGTTGTCAGAATTGTAGGCATAATAGCAGAGATTGCCCTAATGACGGAAGTTGTAAACACTATAGCAAGTGGGAAGGTTATGAAAATCCACAACTCTCCAAAGCAAAAGAAAACGAAGTTATAATCCACAATCTGAAAGAAAATCCAGATGACTTACCAAAATGTGATGAAAGCAAAACGATAACTTTTTATGTTGAAGAATGGATTGAGAGTATTCAGAAATATAAAAAACACTATTGTTTAGGATTTTATAAAAAATCATTTATGAATGAAGATGTAAAACTGTTTGTTGAAAAAAGCATAGGGTATGAAAATGAACATTTACCAAAAACAGTTATTTTCTGGTATGAAAATCCTACGGTTTAAGGAGTAGCAGAATGACATTTTATGTATGTAAAAATTGCAATTACAAACACACTTTCTTGCCATTGGTTTGTGCAAAATGTAAGGGAACTAACTTCTACCCACTTGTTACAAGTGAGCCGACAGGAAACACAGATGTTTGTAACGGAATGGAAATACAAGAAGACGTGTTGAAGTTACGCATTGTAAATGAACAACTTAGGCAGGAAAACAACAATCTTCTTGATGTAATAAACAATTACGAAGTAAAGATTGCAGACTTGGAAAAGCAGATAGAGAAAATGCGTGATTGCCTTAAACGGTGGTATGAGCAAAAGTCAGAGAAGTTTACTGAAACTTTTTATGACAAACTTATGCGTGATACAGAAATGTATCTATGGAATGAAGGAGTGTCAAAATGACAGAGAAAAGAAAAACTATAATGCTTGAAAAAGCAAAAAGGCTTTATGATGACATAGACAAAAGGTTGCAGGAAGAACACGCAATCGAGTGGTTTGGGAAAAATGCAGTTTCTTTGAGAAATGCAAGAGAAAATCTTGAGTTTGTAATTATATGTCTTGATAAATTGGAAACAAAGGAGTAGCAAATGAGTGAAAGTATAGTACGCAGAGCAGACGAAGTTGAAAAGTGGGAAAAGATAAATGGTGAACTTCGGACACAGTTGGAACAGGCAAAAAAACTTCTTGAAAAATGGCTTTTCTTTAATGGCTTTAATTCTGCATTGAAGAAAGAAACGGAAGATTTCCTTGGAAAGAAAACAGAAGAACTCGGAATACCAGAAGGAGTTGAAGAAATAGAATGGCAAAGAAAGAACTTAAAGAACAGTTGAAATCTTATGAAGGGTATATCAACGACATTCCGCTTGTAATAGACCCCTGCAAGATGTGTAAAAATCATTCAGAAGAAAAAGTAAAATAAGAAAACCTGTTATTTTACTTTTAAGGCAGAAACTAAAATAAAGGAGTAAGAGAATATGACTGCACTAGAACGATTAGAACGCCTAAAAATACCTAAAGTACAATGTATTACTTGTGTTTATGCAGTTGAACTAAAAACAACACTTGCCTGTAAAAGAAGTGGAAAACTGTTAGTGCCACGATACCCAAAATTAAAATGTTTACACTATAAAAAGATAAAGGAGTAATTATGACAGAAGAAAAATATCAAAAAGAGATATTTAATAAAACTTGGAGAAACAGAAAAGTTCGTATTTTTTGGAATAAAAATGTTCCATATTTTCCACGACAATTCAAAATAGTTGGCAATGGTGGAAGAAAGAAAAATGGGGACAAGTGTTTTTCTTTTACGATTTGGTTAGGATATTTGGAAATAGTTTTTGCACATTTTTACAAGGAGTAAGAGAATATGACAGAAGAACAGGCATTTATTGAATGGAAGGCAGAACAATACAAACATCAAAGCACAGAAGAAGAATTGGAGTTTGTAGAACATCTGCACTATTTTTTAAAATATTTCAAAAAGACATTCCTAGACGGTTATCACGAATGTCAGAAGGAACACGAATGGCACTATGACGGAGTTCCAGATATAACGCACAAATCCTGTCTTGTAAATGTTGATTATTTGCCCAATATAATGCTTTGTTTTTGGAATGGGGAAGTTTGGATTGAGCCTAGAACACTTGAAAGGTTAAAGAAGGTAAAGGCTTGGAAATATGTAGACTTCCCAAAGGAGATTGAATAGAAATGTACAGATTGTTCTTTTGTGCTTTTGGCACATATCACTATAGTCATAGTGTATCAGCAATTCATACTCGTACAATAGATTTGTATTTTCCAAGTTTACAAGAAATGATGAAATGGGAGCAAGAACAAATAAAGGAGATTGAATAGATATGACAGGACAGATGGCAGAATATGTAGAATGTAGAAATAAATCTTGGAGAGAAAGACGAGATAAACAAAAAGAAATAAATTATTTCACAGGTTTTGATGACGGCTACCATGAATGTCAAAAGGAACACGAAGGAAAGTATAAAACTGCCTATATAAAAGGTGTCAGAACAATGGCAAATGCTTTGAAAGACTATGACAGAACAGACAGTGCTTGGACAGATTATTTTGAGCATACTGTCGATAAAGTGCTTAAAGATTTGTTGTCAAAGGAGATTGAATAGAATGAAAGTAAAGTTTCGTTTAAAAGACAAAATAGCGTGGTTGTTTTCACCCTGTCGCAGATGTAAAGACGGGATTGATTATTCTTGTATTTATTGTCCGAAAAGGGAAGAAGGAAAGAAATGGCAAAGAAAGAACTTAAAGAACAGTTGAAATCTTATGAAGGGTATATAAACGACATTCCGCTTGTAATAGACCCCTGCAAACAATGTAAGGTTTACAAAAAAAACAAGGGCTATGATATGGGGCATTATGACAAAGAAAAAGACGAATACATTGAAGGTGTCTGCAAAAACTGTTGTTGGTTTTATCCTAGTAATTTTGAATTAAACATTGAAGCAGAAAATCTTTGTTCTAACTGTAAGCACAAAAACAAAATTACTTCTGGAAAAGAACCTTGTCATTCCTGCGACAACGGAAACAGGTGGGAAGAATGAACGAAACACAGAAAGCAAAAAAGAAGTTTCGTCAGACAAAGGAATGGAAGAATTTTCGCAAGCTGATGTTTTCACAGTCTGGGAAGGTGGATCGCATAACACAAAAGCCCCTTCGCAAGGGTTGGCAACTTCACCACCTTCTTCTTGATGAAACAAGATATGCAGAATTAGACGAAAAAAACTTTGTATGCTTTAATAATTTAACGCACAAGTTCATTCATTGGTGCTATGGGTATTATCAGAAAGACCCTGCCATTATAGACAGAATTCGGGCAGAACTTGAAAAAATGAAAGAAATAAACATTGATAAAAATTAAAAAAGGTGTTAAGATAAAAGCAATAGGGGGCAAAAATGAAAATCTATCTATCGGGAAAAATTACGGGGCTTGATAAAGAAGTTTATACCAGACAGTTTGAACGGGCAGAAACATTCTACAAGACAAGCGGATTTGATGTAATAAACCCTGTGAAAATCGGGGAAGAAGTTTTGAAGATAAACCCGAAAGCCGAATGGCAGGACTTTATGATTCGGGATTTGGAAGCCTTGAAAACCTGTACCCATATTGCGTTACTAGAAGGTTGGGAAGAAAGCAAGGGTGCAAAAATGGAAAAGGCAGAAGCCGAAAAAATGGGGCTTGAAATTATGTATTTGAAATTTTACGGGGGCAAGAAATGACAGAAAAACAGAAAACCCAAAGGGAGCAGGCACTTAATAGAAGTTGCGGGGTTTGTGAAATTTGCGGGAAACCTTTATATAGTAATGCTATGCAAGGGGCACATAGGATTGGGAATACAATTACAAACAGAAATAAATATGGTTCTTTTTTTATAGACAGTAAATGGGATTTACTATATACTTGTTCTCTAGAATGTAATGCAAAGGCAGATGTAGGAAAGTCAATCGGTAATCAATTAAGAGTTTTGGCAGAAATACTTATAAAGGAAACTTCAGAACGAATTGGCAAAGTTGGGGTTGATTATATTGCAGATGTTCTTTTAGCAGAATACAAAAGAATGGGGTATGGGAATGAGTAGTATTGTTTATGAACTAGAAGGGAAAAGATACGGGAAATTAGAAGTAATTAAAAGGCTTGAAAAAATAAATCACAGAAGTCGGTGGCTTGTAAAATGTGAATGTGGAACAGAATTTGCGGTTTTACAATCTGGATTATTGGCGAAGAAAAAACCTACTAGTATGTGCAGGACTTGTGCTAGAAAACTTGTAGGGGAAAAGGTTATAAAAGATTTAACAGGGCAGAAATTCGGAAAATGGACAGTTATAAAAAGGGTTAGAGAAAACGAAAGAAGGGTAAGATATTTATGTAAATGTGAATGTGGAGCAGAACATATTGTGATAGGAACAACTCTAACAAGCGGAGAATCCACAAAATGCAAAAAATGTGGCTATAAATATGCGATCCATTATACACATAATATGTGTAATACAAGGCTTTATCATATATGGGAAAATATGAAAAAGCGTTGCAATAAGGAAACCGCCACAGGTTATAAGTATTATGGGGGAAAGGGTATAGAAGTTTGTGAAGATTGGCAAACAGATTTTATGAACTTTTATAATTGGGCTATGACGCACGGTTATTCTGATAATTTGACTATCGACAGAATAGATGTAAATGGCAATTATGAACCTTCAAATTGTCGGTGGATTACTATCTCAGAACAACAAAACAATAAAACTGTAAATCATATTCTAACATATAAGGGCGAAGCTCACACAATTAAACAATGGAGTAATATAACAGGGCTTTCACAATCTGTGATATTAGGAAGAATAAATCGGTACGGTTGGACTGTAGAAAGAGCCTTAACAGAACCTTTACATAAAGAATATTCTCACCATAGGAAATGAACATAAAGGGTGTAAAGCCGTGGAACGAAAACGAAAACTATTGCAAACAATAGAAAGCCGTGTTAAAATATGCTCAATGGGGGCAAATAGTGAAACAGATTAAAACTATATCAATAAAATGTGAAACACAAGACAGGCTAGAAATTGCAGAAATGACAGAATTGCAGGGCGGACTGAAAGAAAGAACCGATATAGATTATGACAAAATAAAACTGTCAATCTGCAAGTTCGGTTTTTCTTTCCCCTTCTTTATCTGGAAGAACGGAAACAAAAATTATTTAATAGACGGACACGGCAGATTTGCAACCTTATGCAAAATGCAGAAAGACGGCTATATTATCCCGCCTTTACCCGTTGTCTATATCCAATGCAAGAATAAGACGGAAGCAAAACAAAAGTTATTAAGATTGAATTCTCAATATGGTCGTATGACGAAAGAATCTGTTTTGGAGTTTGCCGAAGATTTGGAACTCAACTTTGACGAAGTTTTATTGCCGTTTGGGACTATTGACTTTTCAGAAGAACCGCTTGATTTGAATTATAAAGACGAAACAGGTATGGGGGGGGGTATGACAGATAATTTTCAATTGTCGCTTACCTTCCCGACAGAATACAAAGAAAGGCTTGAAGCCTATGGCAGAAGAAACATTGAAAAAGATGTTATGAAGAAAATAGAAAAGGGGGAAATATAATGCCTAGATGTGGAAGTCAATGTATATTATGCGATGTGCCTGTAAGGTTTGATACCTATGTCGGTTGTTCGCACGCCTGTTCTTATTGTTTTGTAAACAGAAAAAAAGATATTAGTAAAATCGAATTAAACGAAAGCCCGCAACAATTACGGGATTTTATCAACGGGAAAAGAACACTAGAAACAAAGTGGTGCGATTGGAATATTCCGTTGCATATCGGGGGAATGTCAGATCCGTTTCAACCTTGCGAAAAGATACACAAAAGAACGCTGGAATGTTTGAAGATTTTAGCAGAAACAAAATACCCGTTCATAATCTCAACAAAAAACACACTTCAAGCAACAAAAGAATATCTTGATGTTTTGAAAGATTGTAATTTCGTATTTCAAGAAAGTATGGTTTGCTCAAAGTTTGACGAATGGGAAAAGGGGGCACCAACTTTTGAAGAGCGATTAAAAGCTATCGAAGTAATGGGGAAGGTCGCAAAAAGAACTATTGTTAGATGTCAACCTTGGGTTCCGCAAGTTCAAGCCGATATTATAAAAAATCTACCCAGATATAAAAAAGCGGGGGTTTACGGGGTTATTTTTGAAAGTATGAAATATGGACAAAAGAAACCGCACACAGTAAAGTTCTATGGCGATAATGTCTATGAAAAAAATTATTTAATTCCATATTGGCAACAACTCAAAGAAGAATGCCATAAAAACGGGCTTGTATTTTTATCTGGTGAAAACAGATTAAGAACTATGGGCGATAGTTTAACCTGTTGCGGTTGTGAAGGTTTGGAAGGTTTCAAAGTAAGCACATTCAATCTTAATTCTATAAAAGGCAAAAGAGAAATGGAAATTACCGAAGGAATGAATGTTGTTTATAGCGGTTCTTGTCTTAAAACTGTAGAACAGACAAATGTAATGTATCAGCGTATAAAGACAAAGAGTTATAAAGATGTTGCCGAATGGTATATGAATAATCACCTTGATATAGTGCAATAACACGAACATAACACGAAAAAGGGGGAATAAATGAACGAACAGAATTTAAGAACTCCAACAAGTGAAGAAGCCCGTGCTATGCAACGCAAAGGGGCAGAAAAACGAAAAGAAAATAACGCAAAGAAAAAACTTATGTCGCAGATTTACGCAGAGTTTCTTGAAAGAGAATATTCTGTAAAAGTTGCAGAAGGCACAAAAAAAATAACAGGAGCAGAACTTGTAAACGAAGCAATGAAAAAGATTATCGCTAGGGGCGATAGTTCTTCCGTTGCCGTTATGCGTGAAATAAGGGAAACACTCGAAGGGCAGAAAATAAACCTTTCGGGAAGCGTGGAAACAAAACTCCAGACAACCGAAGAACGATTAAAAGCCTTTGAAGATTTAATGAAATAATGGACTTTTCAAAATATAAACTTGCAGAACCCGAAATCCCGAAAATCTCAAAAACACAATTCTTAAAGCTTTCACCCGAAAAGCAACGGGAATATTTGCGTTTATATAAAACACAGTTTATTCCGAAGTTATCTGTTTTAAGGGAACATCACAGGTTCTACACGATCCACGGCGGGCGGGGTTCTGGGAAAAGCACAAGCGTTGCAAAATGGCTAACACAGAAAATGACCGCAGAACCGCACACCCTTCTTTGTACCCGTGAAATACAAAACTCACTTGCAGAAAGTTCTTATCAAATGCTTGTAGATATGATTGCATATCAAGAGCTTGGCGGGTGGAATATTCAGAAAGAAAAAATATATAATGACAACGGAAGCAAGATTATATTTCACGGCTTGCGTGATAACAAATCGGCAAACAGTTTGAAATCGTATGTCAATATAGATTTGGT